TCAGGTGGCGCAAAACCACCTTCAGAAGCCACCTCTATATCTATATTCGCAATAACTATCGAGTCGAAGTCAAACTCAATCGTGTTAGGAAATTTGTCTGCGATGTGAACGTAGTGATACTTTGTGTTTCCATAATAAACGAAGTTATCGACACCTTCGTATCGACGAACAAACTCTTTCGCCTCATTGATGTCACCGAACTTGAGCTTGTCGGCATACTTGCCATCAAGGGTTCGATACTTTGTGGGCTTTTGGGATGGTAAAAACAAAGTCGGCTGTACTGTGAACTTCTTTGATACTCGCTCGCCTTGCTCGATGCCCCTGTATAGTATGTTGTTGCCAACACACATGGAATTCGTGTAGAAACTTTTCGACATTCTTATACTATGACACAGATCTAGAAGTGTGTCAAATTATGGTCTGAACGCCAGAATTTGTGGGAATGATGATTCCTGATCCAAACATCTTGTTGTACTTGTTTACAACTTCTACAACAGGCTCATACTGACACAGGACATGCTGTGCTCTAATTTCAATATGCTTTGAAGAGGAAAGAGCGGCAAATGGTGCCATGTGAACATCCACGTTCCCATTCGCGGGATTTCTTGCTGCGGCGATTTGAGTTGGGTTCTCAATCTTGATTGTGCCGTCTGTTGAATTTGTTGTTGACTCACCCAGTATCTCTTCACCAGTCAAAAGTCGCGTTATCAAAACTGCCATAATTTACTCACTCAAAAATAAACTTCTCTCGGCAGAGCGGCGCCGAGTCAAGCCAGGAAGAGCTTTTCCCTTAGACTTGTCCCATTTAAGGAACTCATCAGCAGCTTCACTGAACTGAGAAGCATTTAGCTTCTTCAGCAAAGTGGATTTCTTGAAGTTGCCGACTCCCACATTATACACAAAACACACAAGAGCATCAAATTGATTCTGTGTTAAAGCCACATTGACGGTTTTGTTTACAGCATCCTCAAAAGACTTCAAATCTTGCTCCAAGAAAACGTCTGCTTCGTCAGTAGTAATTTTGGTTCCTTCTTTGACTGCGTTTCCATTGATTCGAGTTGTTCCGTATCCTACAGTCCAAACACCGGCTGGGCACAAATATGCAATCGCACGGAAGCCTTCAAACTTCTTTATTAGGTCTTTTCCAGATTCGCTAGTTTTCAGTGTCATGTTTCTTTCTCAAGTCTACAGCGAGAGCCGTCGTAAACTTATTTAGGCCGTCTGGAATATGCGTAAAAAGATAGCCCTGTTGTTTTGCTTGATAGTCGTTATCGCACACCGAAGCGTTGCAGAATTTGGTGCCAGGGAACTCATCACAGATGTACGTGCCGTTGCCTGGATGAACATGCCCGAACACATGCAGCCCCAAGCTATGAAGCTGCTTGATTCGACACAGAAGCTCAATACATCCTGCATGATTGCTATACACTCTGTCACCGACACCAAATGGTGGGCAGTGAGTTATGAGAACGTCAACATCTTCAGGAATTTTTTTCCAAACAGAACGAAGTTTCTTGCCTCTAGGTAAACTGAACGCGCCGGAGCCGTGCTCCGGGTGCCAAGGCGAACCGTAGAACTTAACATCATCAATTATGCACGAACTATCTTGAAGATAGATGAACTTATCGGACAGAGCGGCTTCAAAGATTAGTAAACACTTTGTCTTATGATTGACAAAAGGATAGTCGTGATTGCCGGGAACAAGTATGACTTTACGAAACTTGTCGCTTTCTTGCATCAGCCAATCGGCAAAAGACTGAACTTGCTCAATAGTGCCGGAGATGCACACATCTCCACAAACAATAAGAACATCACAAGGAACAATAGTAAGCTCTGAGTGTTTTCTGTGTGTGTCTGATATGCACAGAATCTTCATAGCTTAAACGCCGGTCGAGCCGAAGCCTCCAGACCGATCTGTTTTCTTGCTAGGTTTGATATTTGTCTCTATTAGAGGATAACGAGCATCACACACAAGCTCGGCTTGACATATTCTATCGCCGTGAGAAATTTTGAACGACTGATTCGTTGTGTTCGATAGTGCGACAAAAACCGTCTCAACATAGTCTTGATCGATGACACCTTCACAGTTCACAAGATTGATACCAGACTTGAAAGATAGTCCTGACCTAGGATGAAGTCTGAGGGAGTGATTCTTAGGAATGTCGAAAATGAGTCCCGTAGGAATCAGAACACGGCTCATAGGATGAAGCAGTACTATTCCATACTCGTTCACATGAGTGACGTCTTCTTCGTTGCTCCATGACAGCATTCGTACTGTTGTGTGAGGTATCAAACACGCATGAATGTCGAAGCATGCCGAAGCTTGGGTTGCATAATGAGGCATGAATGCCTCTGGCTCTGACTTGTACACTTTTAACATGATATTCCTACAAGCTACGTCTTTATTGTCGGCACTGAAACTTGATTTGTCTTCTTGTTTGCTCCTATGTTGTATTTTGGCTCAAGTTTCCAGTTTGTCTTATCTTTGTACGCAACGATCTTTATAGACGAAATAGGAGATACAGGCGTGGCGCTTTTTTGCTTATCAACGAGAGACACAAGACCCCACTCAGCGAGTATGTTTGCTATTGTGTTTCTTCGTGCTAGGTCTTCTTCAGTTATTGTAGTTGGCTTTCCATCGAGCTTGAACAGCTCTTTGAAGTGTACAATATAGTATCGGCTTTCTTTTGTTGTCGTGTCTCTCTTATGTAGAATGTGGCAGCTCTGATACAGAGTCTTATCTTTCTTGGAAGCAACACCGATGCGAGTCAGCGTCTCTTTGACTTTTAGAAAATCGTCGGGAGAAGCGAGCTTAACTTCAATCAAATCATTGGTTGCATTAGACATACGAACACTGAATTCTAAAAACGCCTGCTTTTATTTAGCATTTTGCGAATTAGACTGAGCATTGAATTCTCTTTCCTAGGACAAACAGACTGCTCTATCTTCTTCAAAGTTTTGTGACAATCCTTTATGTTCTGAGCATTGTCTTCGAGAAGAGAGGAAATCTCTCGGCTGACTCGTATCAGCTCTTCTAGAGTCTCTTCATGCGGCTTTTTTTCTCGCACGGTGTCCTCCTTTGCTCAACTTTTCTTTCATGTAGGTGATGTCGTCTTCCGACAGCACACGAAGAGCGTCTTTTGCCTTTTTTGAGCCGTAGCCAAAGTACTCTTTGACAAGATCAATGTCTTCTGGTTTTTCAGACTTAACATACTTGAAGAAACGGCGGTCTTTTCGTATCGAATGAAGTAGGTAGTCATACTGCATCCGTTTCGGAAGAAAGTATAGTTTGTTCATCTCGTTTGCATAAAGCATAGTCGTAGGATGCATGGAGAGGTATCTGTTAATCATGTAACAGTCGTACTGAGATTCGTTTGTCTCGTCAAGTATGTCTTGCTTGTTTTCTGACAAATCTTTTAGAAAGTCAAAGATGGTAAACTTGCTCATACAAACTCACAGTGTCTCATGATGTCAGTCAAACATGCGAGCAAGTTTATCTCAGAGTCGGGCGCGAAACGAGACTGATACTCAGCAATTATAAGAACTGCTTGTGGAAGAGATGCGTCTTTTAGGTGTTCTCTCAAGCCATCATACACTTGTCTGTATACGCGAGATGGGTCGGCATCGTTATTCTCAACAACCCACTGCCGAAGATTCGACCAATTTTTCTCCTTCAGGGCTGCACAGAGTTTTGATGTGTTTATCTCACCAGCGAAAGATAGAATACCCTCGTCTATCTTGCCGTTAGCTTTGCTGAAAGACTGTAGCTCATTTAGTATTCGCCTGAAATCGGGAAAGTACTTGACAACAACATTAGCAAGAACTTTGCCGTCATACTCTACAGACTCGGCGTCTAGTATTTGCACAGCTCTCTTGTATATCTGCTCGATGATTTTCTTTCTATCATCTTTGCTGATTTTGAACTCTTTAACCGCACAACGAGAGTGAATAGGATCTATCAACTTGTTCTTGAAGTTACAGGTGAGTATGAAGGAGCAGTTCTTTGAGAACTCTTCCATAACACTGCGAAGAGCTGGCTGAAAGCTCTGCGGATTCAAGTAATCTGCCTCGTCAAGAATTACTACTCGGCGCTTGCCATCAAACGAAATGGCAGAGGCAAACTGCTTCACTGTTGTTCGCAGCGTGTCGATGTTTCTGTCATCAGAAGCATTGATCAGTATGTATGTGGCACCAAGCTCATTACACAACGCTCTGGCAACTGTGGTCTTTCCTGTGCCTGCTGTGCCACATAACAGCAAGTGTGGAATGTCACCAGAGGCTACTATGCCTTTGAATATGGATTTCAGTGCATCTGGTAAAATACACTCGTCGATGGTCTTAGGTCTGTACTTCTCAACCCAAAGGATGTGTTCGCGCTGTTGCATATTGAATCGATCATAACAAAATTACTCCGGCGAGTCATCTTTTGCTGCCTCATCGGTATTGTCAGTGTATGTAGAAGCTGTCGTTAGACAGATTCCATGACGATCCAGTATTCAAGGTCGGCGTTCTTGTTGCAGAAATGTGTGATAGTGGGGCTAACACTAACGTCATACGTGCCGGGAAGAACGCGAAGGTTGTCGAGAAGAAGATTGTGATGAAACTTTTTATCAGACTTGTCCGCGATCTGCAACGTAAAGTTTCCTAAGCTATCGTTCGTGATGTCTTGTGCAACAACTTTGACGCCAGACTGGTCGCCGATAAAACTGATGTGCGGCAAGTGCATCACGGTTGCTGCTTGTCGAAGACTCTTGAGGTCTTCTTCAGTAAGAGTGAACTTCTGGACAACACTGTCGTCCTTGAACATAGTAGGAATCTTCTGTCGTAGTGGGAGTGCGTCTTGAACAACAGAAGGGTCGGCATAAAGATAGTTCACAGAACGATGATTGTTCTTAATAACAACTTTGTCGGTCTTGAAGTCAAAATCTGGATTCTCAAAAAGAGAAGAAACCGTCAGAAGGCTGTTGAGATCGTGAATTGCAAAATCATTCGGTAATGACTCAGGAAGCTTCGCGTCAGCAAGAATACGCTTCGATGCGTCTACAGTCACGATGGTGTTGCCGCGGCGAATAAGAATAGTCGTGTTGATTTCGGAGAAGTTCTTTAGTATGCGAATTGTGTCTTGTGACAGCTTCATGGTTTTCCTCAAATAACAAAAAGGCAACCGACAGATACCCATCGGTTGCCTGTAAGAATACACTATTTACGCAATAGCGTCAAACAAAAGCGAAGCAGGAGTTTGTGAAACGTTGAGCCTGTAAGCAGTAACCTTACGACCCGCGTTCTTTCCACCCTTAACAACAACAGTGTTCGTGTAGATAGGAAATCCTTCCTCACGAAGCTCGTGAATACGAGCGGCAAGGCGCTGAATCCCAAACTTCGACTGTGCCTCACTTACGGTAAGGTTCTTCCCGGAGCTGAGTCGTCGAACAAGCTTCGTTCTCTGTGTCTTAGTAGCCATATTTACCTCATAATATATGGTTATGTTAATTAACATAAACGGAGTTGCCGTTTACTGAGAATGAGTGTATCACGCAGAAAAATGGTTGCAAGTGTTTATTCAAAAAAAAGCCCCGCACGATGGCGGGGCTCAAAACCAAGGGATAAGACAAGTCTCGGTTTATGATTTATTTGTCAGTATGGAAATGATGTCATGTTCTTTAGCCTCAAGGGATGGCTCTTCTTCTGAAGCAGCAGGCTTCTCCATATCCGTGTTAAGGAATGGATCAATGCTCTCATAGAAGTTGATGAATGATGCTTTCGTGCTCTCATCAAAACGTGCAATACACAATTCGATGGCTTGACGGCGAGTGTCGCCGACTGCCTTCTTGTCATCTTCGGATGGATGTCCAAGAATTGTGTATGCGTTGATGATATGTACGAGACGGCGAGTGCTGATAAGATCAGAAGTCCCGCCGGTATCGAAAGTCTTTCGAGTGCCGATGGCCCAAGTTACTAGCTTCTGAACGAAGTCATCCATGACATCACTCTTGAGATCGTGGCTCGCACAGAGCTTCTTGAGAATGTTCTTCTCAACCTTCTCATCTGGATAACGTTGCTCAAACGTAGCACAGAAACGCTCAAGAAACGCCTCGTTGAGAATGTTAGTTCCAACAAACTTTCCAGTCTCAGAGCCTTGCCCCTTGGTGTTCGCTGTGGCTACGATGGTGAAGCCGGGAGCTGGCTTCACGTACTGATTGATCTTCTTGAGAAGAATACCTTTACCTTCAAGCACTGGCTGAAGACAAAGCAGCTTATTGCTACCCAGGTCAACCTCGTCTAGCAGTAACACTCCGCCAGACTTCATAGCACGAATGACGGGACCATCAAACCATTTTGTGCTGTCGTTGACGAGGCGAAAGCCGCCGAGTAGGTCGTCTTCGTCAGTCTCA